GAGAACTAGACGAGTCCTATGACAACAGATTAGCTAGATCTGTATGTCCTCCTTTTTATCAAAGGTTAGAGAGGATGCTTGCAGGGATGATGACGCGTAAGCCAGTCAGATTAAATGATGTTCCTGACGTTATTCGGGAGCAATTATTCGATGTGGATTTACAGGGTAACGACCTAAATGTGTGGACTTACGAGACCGCCAGAAAGATGATTAGATATGGACATGTTGGAGTCTTAGTTGATGCTCCTAGCGTTGAGCAAGGCGGGCGGCCTTATTGGGTGAGTTATACGCCTCGAGAAATATTAGGATGGAGAAGTGAAATAATAGACGGTCAGCAGAAATTTATCCAATTACGTTTACTAGAAAAAGTTTTTGAACCAGAGGGGCTATACGGAGAAGTAGAAGTAGAACAAATAAGATTATTAACGCCGGGTAAGTTTGAAATTCACAGAAGAAATGATAATGGTGATTTTGTCATTTATGAAGATGGAACTACAACTTTAGATGAGATTCCTTTTTCTGTTGCGTATTCCAATAGATATAACTTGATGGAGTCACGACCACCAATGGAAGATATTGCGGAATTGAATCTAAAAGCTTATCAAGTCCAATCTGACTTAGACAATCAATTACATATTTCAGCTGTACCTATGTTGGCTTTTTATGGCTTTCCTACTGCTGCTGAAGAAGTATCTGCTGGCCCCGGCGAGGCTATTGCTTTCCCTGCAGAGGGTCGCGCTGAATATATAGAACCCGGAGGCAAAAGCTATGAAGCTCAATTTAAAAGGCTTGAACAATTAGCTAGTCAGATAAATGAATTAGGTCTAGCTGCAGTCCTAGGACAAAAGCTATCCGCAGAGACAGCAGAAGCAAAACGGATAGACAGATCACAGGGAGATAGCACAATGCAGGTGTGCGCTCAACAGATGCAAGATTTGATCGACAATTCATTAATGTTTCATGCGAATTATTTGGGAAGCAATGAAGCCGGTAGTAGCTTTGTTAATCGTGATTTCCTTGCAGCACGTTTAGACCCTCAAGAGATAGGTTCCTTATTACAACTTTATACAGCCGGAACAATTACACAAAAAACCTTGTTAGATCAATTAACAGAAGGGGAAGTCTTAGGAGATGAATTTGACGTAGAAGAAGAATTAGAAGCTACACAAATCGGAGGTCTCATGGATTCGACTCCACCAGTTAAAGAAGTTAAGCAAGAGATTGTAGATGAAGGCGCTAACTTAGATGATGAAGCGGCTTGATGAATGACATCACCCGAAAGTTTATTTAGGAATGCTATAGACCTGAACAGGTATAGCAATAAGGTCTCAAAAGAACTAATAACCAACTTCAACGACATTTGTGTTGAATCTGTAAAGAAGTTATATGAATTAGATCGAACAGGTAGAGGCAATTCTTATACGGCTGCGAGGTTGAGATCCTTAGTAGCTCAGACGACAGAAAGTATGGATAAATGGGCGGCGGGAAGCAGCAAAACAATGATTAATCAATTACAGTCACTTGCCGGTATTCAGTCATCTTTTGTTGAGCAGCAATTACAGAAAGTCGTTCCGAAAGGTTTTAGAGACAATATCCGGGTCAATACAGTTGAGATAAGTCCTAAGTTTGCAGAGTCGGTTGTAACTGTCGATCCAACAAAAATAAAATCACCAGCGGTAGGGAAACAATTAGCAGGTTACTTAGGTCAAGAAAATCTAACTGAGGCAGTGGGGGCCAATATCACTTTGCCTAACGGGAACATATTGGAAGACGCTTTCTCTGAATTAAGCAAAGCACAATCAATGTTGTTCCGGTCAACTGTTAGGGATGGGCTTTTATCCGGTCAGACAACAGACCAAATTGCAAGAACTTTGATAGGTAGCTTAACTTTTAACGATCCCGCCGGAATTATGGGATTAGCTCAAAAAGGTGGACAACTTACAACTCCAACAAATCATCAAGTTAGGACATTAGTAAGAACAAGTATTAATCAGGTTTCAAATGCAGCGAGTATGGAAGTCTATAAAGCTAATAACGAGCTAACGAAAAAATATAGATACATTGCGACTTTAGATAGTAGGACTTCAGCAATTTGTAGGTCTTTGGATGGGCGTTTATTTCCTTATGACAAAGGGCCACAACCTCCACAGCATTTCAATTGCAGATCAACAATTATTGCTGAGATTGATTACGATAATTTACCTTTCGATGCTCCACCTGCAGCGACAAGAGCAGCACAAGGCGGCCCGATAAAGCCGGGCAAGGATGGAGAAATCAAAACTTATGGGGATTGGCTAAGTAAGCAGCCCATTAACACTAGAGCCTCTGTTCTTGGTGGAAGCTTTAACAAAGAGACAAAGAAATGGGAGGGCGCAGTTGTTTACTATGACCGTCTTGCTAAAAAATATGGATCACAAGGGGCGTTAGCTAAATTTGTTCGGGCTGATGGGACAGAAGTTTCATTAGAGCAGTTACAGAAGAGATATGGAAAGCCAGAGAATATCAAGAAAAAGCCGGGGCCAAAGCCCAAACCGAAGGTTGCGAAAGCACCGGTAAAAACACAGATTACACCGAAAAAAGCGGCCCAGAAAGCAAAGCCAAAGGTTGAGAGTATGGCTTCATTGAACGCGGGCATTAAGAAAGAAATAGAACAATTAAAAAAAGATAGCGCGAAGTTGGATGTTCAAATTAAAGAAGCCAAAGCAGTCAAAGTTCCTAAGTCTTATAAAGAAGAACTCAAGAAGATGAGTGAGAAAGAATTGAAAGATGTTAAATCGTTTTTAGATAACGCCGTAGAAACTGGAAAGAAAGGCACTAAATTTTATAAAGAGTCTTTAGAAGAATTAAAGGAAGTAAATTTAGCTTTACAAAAATATGGAGCCAAAACTTATTCCAAGCTCAAAATAAAAGTAGGTAAGACTCAAGACCCTATACACAATATTTTCGCTGAAAAGAAATTAGATAAGTGGGAATTAAAAGAACATTTTGATCATTGGACAAAGGTAAAAGCCGATCTAGGTGTTAAAGGTATTGGGAGCGCGAAATTTGAAAAGGCGACTTATCACATAGAGCAAATAAAGAAGGCTGGTTATAATCCGTATGCAGGAGTAATAAATGAATTAGATGACGTAAGTGAAATTTTTGACGATTTGCAATTTCAGGGATTTAAAGAAAAGAAATTATCCGAACTTCTACCGGATGAAAAGAAATACAAAGGGATAATAGAAAAGAATCAGACACGAAGAACCTCCCTTAAGTCTAAAAATTTAAAACGCAAAAACACCAATACAACGGATAAAATTAATTACGATTACGGTTTCTATGAGGATGATTTGGAGAATATTTCTTACGGCATTTATGACATAAAACCTACCGAAACCGGCCAGAAGACATGGTGGGAAAAAGCCGGATATGCAAAGAACGGAAAAGATAAATACAAGTATGCAGTTGAGAATGTAAATGAGTACACACAAGGTTCTGGGCCTATGACGAGGGCGCAGTACCGGAAAGCCTTTGACGATCCGAAGAAGAGAGCAAAGATGACGCAATACGCTAAAAATCAAGCGATGCAAACTACGACAGAAGAATATTTAGAGCTAAAGAAATCAATTGATTCTGTAGAAGATTTCATTTCACGCGCTCCAACTTATCAAGGCCAAATCCATAGAGGAGTAGCTGTACCTCCTGATCAGATGAACGAGTTTATGGAAAGTCTTATGAAAGGAAATTCAACATTAAGTATGGAGAGTTGGTCTACAGATTTAAAAATGGCACAAGAATTTGCAGGTCTTGATAAAGGCGTGGACTTCGGTGACTTTGTACCTAAAGGCAAATGGAAGACAGACGCGAACCACGTTGTATTAACTGTGTTAGACAATAAGCATGGAGTACCGATCAGGGGCGTTAGTGCATTAGCCCATGAACAAGAAGTCCTTATGCCAACAGGTGTCCGGTATGAAATGGTAGGGATGCAAATATCTTCAGCCGCAGGAACTAAAAACCCTGTTTGGGAAATTCTTTTAAGACAACTTTAATTTTTATACTCTATGTCTATCCCTGCAAGAGCAGCGAATTTCAAGATGTAGTCAGGGTCGTTCTTATCTAATGTTTCTGCACCTTGAATCTTAGCCCCGTCTTCTTGGAATCCGGGTACGCGGGTGAATCGTGTCAAATCACCCTCTACAGGTTCTCTTGGAGTTTGTCTAGTCATAAGATAATTATGAACCATGATTCGATCTCTTCGCAACTATGCATAAGCCCGAACTTGTTTATACTTGCCCCGCTGGTGGGACAGTTCATAGGTATGACTTGCCGGGAGGTCAGTCTACTTTTGAGCGTTATTTATGTTGTTTTTTAGGCTCTTGTAAATTTACAAACGGGATAGAAGAATCCAAGAAGTATCTAGACACTTGCGCGGGTCGCTAGTATATATAGTAATTATTGACCCTGCGGGTTATTTATGACAGAAGAAAACACTCAGGAGGCTGCGCCGACTGAACAGAATGAAGAAATTCAAGCTCTTTTAAGTCGGATTGACGCTTTAGATAGGAAAAACAAAGAACTGCTAGACGAGAAAAGGCAGTTAAAGAAAGTAAAGGAAACTATTTCTGGACTTCCAGAAGGTGTAGACATTCAGAACCTAATTGATTTCAAGCAGAAGGCGGAACAATCTGAGCTTGAAAGGAAAGGGGAATATACGGAGGCGCGGAAAAAGCTAGAGGATCAATTCCGTGAATCTTCTGTTGCTAAAGACAAAGAAATTGAAGAATTAAAGGCGAAAGTTAGAGAACTTGAACTTGTATCACCGGCGGTTTCAACCCTTGCTGATTTCGTTCACGATCCCAATTTAGTTTTGAATAATTATCTTCCAAAAGATAAAATAGAAGTGGATGAAAACGGCCCGGTAGTTGTAGATGGCTATGAAAGAACTCCAATAGGTGAGTGGGCCAAAGCGAAATTACCTGATTTCATACTTAAGCAACCAAGACCGCAAGGTGGAGGCGCTCCAGCAGGTAGAAAAGGTGGAGGAGAGATTCCCGCAGGGATGAAAAACCCCTTTGAAGCCGAAAGTTTCAATATTACAGAGCAAATGAGACTGTATAGAACTGATAAACCTTTGTACGAAAAGTTGCAAGCGGCCTCAAAGCGTTAATATATCTACATAACTGGTTAAGGGCTGCGCTCTTGTCAGTAGGGCTGCGCCCGATAGTAAAACTTTTCTTGGATTTTTATTATGGCCACTCTTAGGAGTGACGTGATTATCCCTGAGGTGTTTACGCCGTATGTCATAGAACAAACCACAGCTCGGGATGCCTTCTTGGCAAGCGGCGTGGTGCAGCCTATGGCAGAGCTAAACGCAACAGAGGGTGGAGATTTCGTCAACGTACCTTTTTGGAAAGCAAACCTTTCTGGAGACTTTGAAGTACTAACTGATAGCACTTCATTGACACCGGGCAAGATTCAGGCTGATAAGCAGATTTCTGTTGTATTACACAGAGGTCGTGCATTTGAGGCAAGAGACTTGGCGGCTTTGGCTGCGGGTAGCGATCCAATGGCAGCGATAGGTAACAAAATCGGTGCATATATTGCTAACCAAAGGCAAAAGGATCTTCTTTCTGCTTTGGATGGTGTTTTCGGTTCAATCAACGCAAATGACAGCAACTCTGCTTTCTTTGCTAACTGCATTGACTCAGAGAGTGGTGACACTCCAACAGGTCTAAGTCCGAAGCACGTTGCAAAAGCTAAATCAATTCTTGGAGATGCTGGCGACCAGTTAAGCGCTGTAGCTATGCACTCAAAGGTCTATTACGATTTAGTTGAAAGGAAATTAGTGGATTATGTCGTGGCAGCGGATACAAACGCCGGTGCTACTGCTTCTGGTGGTTCTATTGCTCCCGCTTACACACCGGGTAATGACAGAGTTCCTACTTATTGTGGTTTAAGAGTGATCGTTTCTGACGATGTCTCTACTACTGGGTCTGGAGCTTCTACAGAATATTCCACTTACTTCTTTACACCGGGTTCTATTGCCTCGGGTGAGCAAGCTGGAATGTCAATGGAAACAGATAGAGACATCTTGGCTAAGTCAGATGCGATGGCTGTTGATCTCCATTACACATATCACCCTGTTGGTTCTAAATGGGCTGTTACGACAGTAAACCCAACTAGAACTCAATTGGGAACTGTAGGCAACTGGTCGAAAGTCTACGAGCAAAAGAACATTGGTATCGTTAGAGCAACTAACGTATCCAGTCAGGATTAGAGGTAAATCATGACTTCTCAATTCGAGGTAACTGCTGGTAAGGGCATCGGCCCTACTACTGGTGGCACTGTGACTCAAGCAACAAACAAAGGAACTGCTGTGACTCTAAATACAGAGTCAGGTCAGATCACCATGAACAATGCTGCTTTAGCTGACGGCGCGGAAGTCACCTTTCAGGTGAACAACGACCGAGTGGCTGCAACAGATTGTCCTTATGCTTGTCTTGGAGCCACAGGAACAGCTGGCGCTTATAACGTCAATGTTTCTGCTGTGGCTGCTGGCTCTTTTAAAGTTACTGTTGGAAATGTTTCCGGCGGTTCTTTAAGTGAAGCTGCTGTTATTAACTTTGTACTCTTCAAGGGTGCATCTAGCTAATGGGTCTATTCGCATTTAGGCGAAAACAGGAGAGAGAGGCTGCTGCTTTAGCGGCCTCAACTCCACCTCCTAAACCAAAGCGCAAGCGTAAACCGAAATCCAAAGTTACTAAAGATGGCCATAACGATAGTGGCGACAGCGGGAGCAGCTAACGCAAACAGCTATTTGACCTTGACTGACGCGCAAGCTTTAGTTGATGGTTTACTAGAGGATGATGACGTTGTTGCTTGGGCCTCTGCGACCACTGACCAAAAAAATAGAGCGCTTTATACGGCAACCCAGCGGATTGACCGGGAAAGGTTTCTTGGAGCAAGAGCTACAGACACACAAGCCTTGCAATGGCCGAGGACTGGTGTAAGAAGGCCAGACACTTATATCAATACTTATGCAACGGGTTTCCCTTTCCGTATAACAACTGATTACTTTACGGACACAGAGATACCTGATCAGATTAAGAAAGCGTTAGTTGTTTTATCTGTTTATTTGCAAAATAACAAAGCGGCTTTGAATTTAACAGGTCTAGAAGATTACAAGCGTGTAGGTGTAGGAGGAATTGCAGTAGAGACATCTACTAGCGCAGGTGCTACGGGAGCAGATAAAATTCCACCTATGGTAGAAAGATATTTTACTGGCCTTAGAATAAGTGGGCCAGGTAACGTAGCAATCAAACGGAGCTAAATTCAATGGGAATGGCAAACTATCCAGCAGCAATCATCATCACCGACACAAGCGCCCATACAGGCCGGTTCGGAAAGATCACTTGCTTAACAGATTCAACAGTTACTTTAGTTTCTTCTAATGTGACTAAAAACGGTTCTTCTACCGTTTCTGGTATTGAACTAAAAGCAAGTACAGACATAGAAGGGATCTTTACCAGCATCACACAGACCAGCGCCGGTTCACTTATCGCTTATCGGATCTAATGGGATTTGAAACTGCAATAAAAAAAGCCGTTCAACAGGTCGCTTCTATTGGTGGTATCGGGGCCACTTTTACTTTTCATAAGGTAAGTGTAGGAACCTATAACACAGCCAGCGGCGAGGTCAAAGATTCGACTACAGATACTTCTATGAAAGGTGTCTTTGAAGATGTCACTCAAGCAGAAGTTAATGACCTTGTTGAAGCTGATGACCGGAAATTAATTGTTGCAGCCCAGAATTTCACAACACCGCCTACGACTGCTGACCGCATTACTTTTAATGGATCAGTCCATCAAATAATAAAAGTCAAAACACAAGATCAAGCAGGGGTGTCGATTACTTATGAATTGGTGCTAAGAGCATGACTATAAAGATCCCTCCTGAAGCAATGGGTAGCCACATGGAAAAGCAAGTTCAAATGCTTTTGCAAGCGGTTGTTTTGGAAGCGGATAAAAGAGTTAAATTAGGTAGCCCGGTAGATACTGGGCGTTTTCGGTCTAACTGGCAAATAGGCGAGAACGATACAAGCGGGCCTGAAGATCTTCCTGATAAACAATATTGGGATCAGGAGAATCCCGGTGAAAATGCAGTACAAAGTAATCTGCCTCCGGTGGGGACAAATTACAAGCCAGATGGAGGGGAGAAAGTAGGAAATATTTACAATATCCATAACAATCTTCCATACGCTGAAAGGCTAGGTTACGAGGGGTGGAGTGACCAGAACCCCGGCCCTTGGATTGACCTAATTGCAAAAGAACTGGAGGATTGGACTAAAAAAAGTTATGAACAAATCAAAGCTAAAACCTGATGGCAGCAACTAATTTAAATACAGTCCGTTCTACGATAGAGGGGAGAATAAAAGATGA